CCGGTTCTCTTCGCTGTCTGCCAAGCGATCGTCCAGTTTGCTGATTTCGTCAAGATCGGCCAGGAAGGCGCGGCAGTCGTCATTCAGTTTGGGATTGAGCCAGTGCGCGGCGACGGTGAATCCCTGCACCCAGGTAACGAGCGCTTCGGCGCGTGCGGCGAAGGCTGAGTCCTCCCGCCGTATGGCTCTGATGAAAGAGGGCTCTACAGTCCGTATACCGCAGCGACAATTCTTGGGCGAGAGCCAAACCCTGATGGCAGACCTCGACAGCCGTCTGCATGCCATCATCGAAGACTATTGGGAAAAGGCATAAAAAAAGCCCCTCCGGAGAGGGGCTTTTTTATGCTATGGGCTTTAACTTATATGTTCGTATCAAACATATTGTCTCCACTATTGGGAGGCGTTACAGCGGCGGCTCTCTCTACCTCTATCTCTCTACCGTTCATATCTGCCTCCGTAAACAGCACTTGTGCCGAGTAGTCGGTTACCAGGCATTCGAACGATATACGGTATAGGTTGCCCGCATCGCCGCTCTCCTCACGGCTCATATCGATACGACGCATCTCGGTAAAATACTGTCCGCTCTTGCCGTGAAAGAGGGCGTGTAACTCTGTCAGCCTGTCGAGGAACGCCAGTGCCTTGTCTTGGTTTGCAGAACCGTCGTAAGTATCCGAGAGGGTCTCGTAAAAGAGCCTGAGGTCTACCTGTACAGTCAGGTTCTGTACCAGCGTGCCGGCATCGTCTGCCTCTCTCGTGCCGAACCCCACAAATACTGCAGGCGTCGGAAAGGGTAGCTCTTCGGTCAGGTAATTTATCTGCTCGTGCCAGAGGTCTACCCATCGCACGTCGGGCAGATTACTCTTTATTCTGCCCGTTATCTCTTTGTAAAGTTCGCTCCAGTATATCATATCCGTTCAATGCTTTATTTGTTCGTTTTCGATGCCCGAGAAATCCTCCTTGTCTTTAATCAAGTCAAGAGCTGCCGCTATCGATTTTTGCAGGGCGGTTCCACCGTCTTGGGCTACCGGTATGCCGTTTTTTATCGCCGAAATAATACCGTCGATACGCTTTGTCATGGTGTCGAGTTGTCGCCGAAGCTCCGGCACTATCGCCAGACCGCTGTCGTTTGCCTTATCGTTATACTCTATTTTGTCGGCTTTCACCTCTACGAGTTCTACCTCCTCGGCGTTAATTAGAAACGTCAGTGCCTCCTGCCCCTCGACCACCCCTATAAGGCAAACACTGCCCTGTTTT